CGCCCCTGTAAGGACTTCGCCTCCAATGAAAGAGTCACCAATCATGGTGGAAGGCGCTTTAAAGGTCAGAGAGCCGGAATAATCAACGGCCCCGAAGGCACTTCTGAGTGTTTCTGGGGCACCACCCCCTCATCAGTACCTTCCCCACCTAGCAAGACGCAAAGGCGCACATTTGCAAGAAACCAACCTAAGCAAACATGCAAACAAAACAAAAACAAAAAGAAAACCAACGAGTCAGCGATGAGCATTAGTCTTAGCTTTTCCGGCTTTAGAAGGCTTATTCTTTTTCTTTCCAGAAGCTTTAGGTTTGGTCATGCCTGAAGCAGAAGCGGAAGTAGAAGGTACAGTTGTTCTGTTCTTGGAAGAAACAAGTAACTGCATACCTTGCTTCACCAAACGGCCAGCAGTTGGATTAACGAGACCTATAGCTGTGGGAGCATAACGCTTTACCGCAGAAGTCACCTTCTCCAAAATAGGCTTATGGTGAATATTCTCAAAGAAAAAGCCGACAGAAGCTAACGCAATCTGTGCGGTATGGAGTGACTCCAAAGTCATTGCACTCAAGCCAATCGGAAACAGGGCAGAAGAAGTGCGAAATTCAATATGCCAATCAATATTCATGGCCAAATTCTCCCCAACTGCAGTAGCTGTAAAGAAAGCAATATTTACCAAAGAATCATTATCCAATCGATAAACCGGGGAGGACTTGTTAGTCGCACCCAAAAAGGAACTACCACGAGTAGGAAGGGTGTAGTCCCAAAATGCGGTCAAATCAGAGGAAGGCGGGCAATAAGAATAAAACCCCATCTCCAAAGGTAAAAAGGCTTTCTCAGCAGGATGGAGATTATTCACGTAAGCGGAAGAAACCTGGAAAGGATTAATCACGTTAGGTGAAACTCGACCAGCCAAAACAGTGCCACCCTTATTCAACACCTGAGTAACATTAGTAGCCAAAACAGCAGCTGCAGTAGTACGCGTTGAATACCAAGGTAAGGCAGAGTTAGAAAATTCAGAAGGAACATTTAAGGGCAGAAAGCAAGTAGTGCTAGGGGGACTGCTACTAACTGTAAAGGTACCTAAAGTAGAAGCACTAGAAGCATACGTACCTACACCGCCGGAGACAACAATATTTACATAAAATAAAGCGGGCTGGGCGGCAGCAGTGTTTACTATGCTAACAGAGACCGGGCGAATCCACTGACCACTAATTGCAGGACTACTCTTAAAAGAACCAGACATACCACCAGTAACACCGGTAGAAATGGTAAAACCAGCAGTAGGAGAGGAAATAACCTCACCCGGAGAATTCCAAACATCAAGGTTTACAATCAAAGTAACACCAGTGGAAACAGCAGTAGAACCAGCGACAATAATGTAAACATCAGCATTAGGAGGAACCCAGGTAAAAGGAAGTGAGCCAGTACCAGCATCAATTGCCATCGGAGAATAAGCAAAAGAGGTGGCATTAACAACAGTGAGACCAAGCAAAGAACTGGTAGCGGTTTGGTTAGTAGTAGTCCAATCCCATATAGCACCGTCTATACTATAAAGACTATTAACCGAAGCAGCAATAGAAGCATTAGATTGTGTTACATAGGTAGTACTATACGCCATACCAGTAAATGTCTGATCCATCCAACATGGCCAGCCAGCCTGACGCGCTAACATAAGTTTAGTGGTGGAGGAGGCGGGCAGTACAACAGACGATGGAGTATTAAAAGCCATAACGGCAGTGCGCTCAAGAGCAGGGAAGGACGGAAAACGTTCCGGAGCATACTCGTGAGGTAAAGCAATCTGCCGTGCAAGGCCAACCAAACCGCGCACAGGATGCGACGGAGGCAAGACAGAGGTTCGCTGAGACATCGGAAGTTCTTAATGGCGTGAGTGGTTAGCACACAAACAGAAGTTTCGATCATTCTTCCTGAAATACCCTATCAAGTGCAAAACAATGCACATCGACAAGGTGAGAGGAGGAAAGGGATAAGAGGGAATAAAACCGTTCGAGATCCTGCGGTCTAAGCCTATAGTCAATGCAAAATTCAGAAATAGCACGAGAATTACTAACTCCTTCAGATTTGTAACCATAAAGAGGACTAAACGGGTTATCAGGCAAAACATCAGCATGCAAATCAGGTACAATTCTCAGCAGAAAACGGCAAACTGGAGCTAAAATAGGGCAGGAAGGGGACTGAAATAGAACCTGCCTTGCGACCCCAGCAGACCAGGCAGCAGGATGCATACCTGAGTCAATCTGCCAGAATAAGCCACGAAGGCGGCGTGCAGGTTCTGGTGTCCAAATGTAAGCAGAACCGCCCCAAATGGGACGCATTGCTAAATATGTAGCCAGACGCCAACGATGAGCGGGATAGACCTGGAGCTTTACTGAGAATCCAGCCATCGACCAGAAATCTAAATAACGCTTCCTGAATACCTCAGACTCAACATACACACCAAACAATTCATCCGGACA